AGTTTATGTCATGTATCATGGGACATGTTCAGGATAGGGATATAGCTTATGCAAGAAAAGCAGATGGAAGTAATATTACTGGTTTGTTCGCTGGCATTTTTTATACTCATTCTGAAGATTATCTGAACCCTCAGACTAACGGTAGCTGGTCAGGAATCTGGATGTTAAACGAAGTAAACAACGGATCGTTCGATGAGTTACCAATTAGTATGAACTACCTCAGGAGAAAGTATGGATGACGTTCGACGAGTTGTTGGAACACGTTGCCGAACACTACGATGAGGTAACAATCATGGAAGCACTAGAGATCACGGCAGAGGATCTGGTAGAGCGGTTTGCAGATCGTGTGCTAGAAAAAGTCTACAAGTTTAAGGAGATGGAATGAGTATTGACGACGCAACTCCAGCAGAGTGGGACGGTATTTCTATATTGAAGAAGCCAAAGGCAGACCCCGTAGAACAACCAGACCACTACAACAAAGGCGCTATCGAGGCTATCGAAGCAATCAAAGCATCTATGCCAGCCAACGAGTTCAATGGCTACTTGAAAGGCAACGCGTTGAAGTACCTATGGCGCTATGATTACAAAGGTAAACCAGTAGAAGATTTACGTAAGTGTCGCTGGTACATTGACAGATTAATTAAGGAACTAATTTAATGGATGCATATCAACAGTACATACACAAGTCCCGCTATGCACGTTACCTGCCAGATGAGCAGCGACGTGAGACGTGGGAAGAAACAATTGACAGGTACCTAAACTTCTGGGTTGAAAAAGGCAGACTAACATTAGAAGAAGCTAATGGTATGTTTGCAGACATTCATAACTTAGATGTCATGCCCAGTATGAGAGCGTTGATGACTGCAGGGGAAGCACTAGATCGTGACAACGTAGCTGGCTTCAACTGTAGCTACCTACCTATTGATCATCCTAAAGCGTTTGACGAGATGATGTACGTCCTGATGTGCGGTACAGGCGTAGGCTTCAGCGTTGAGCGTCAGTACGTATCCAAACTACCAGAAGTTGCGGAGGAATTTCATGACACCGATACCGTTATACACGTCGCCGATTCTAAAATTGGCTGGGCTAAAGCATACAGAGAACTTATTAGCTTGCTCTATTCGGGTCAGCTTCCAAAGTGGGACATATCTGGAGTACGACCTGCAGGCGCAACCCTTAAGACCTTCGGCGGTAGAGCATCTGGTCCAGAACCTCTTGTCGATCTGTTTAACTTCACCGTTGACGTCTTTCGGGAAGCTCATGGACGTAAACTCTCCTCAATCGAATGTCACGATCTCTGCTGTAAGATTGCACAGATCGTCGTTGTCGGGGGAGTTCGCAGAAGTGCTCTCATCAGTTTGTCTAACCTCACTGACGATAGACTCCGACGATGCAAGTCAGGCCAGTGGTGGCAAGACAATCCGCAGCGTGGCCTAGCCAACAACAGTGCATGTTACACAGAGAAGCCAGACTTTGAGGCATTTTTAAATGAGTGGAAAAGTTTATACGAGTCCCGATCAGGAGAGCGAGGTATGTTCTCTAGAGTCGCAAGTCAAAAACAAGCTGCAAAGAACGAGCGACGAGATGCTACCTATGATTTTGGAACTAATCCATGTAGCGAGATCATCCTACGACCTTACCAATTCTGCAATCTATCGGAAGTTGTTGTCAGGGCAACAGATACGCTCTCAGACCTCAAACGAAAAGTTCGTGTTGCGACTATCCTTGGAACTTTACAGGCTACCTTGACTGACTTCCGTTACCTGCGTAAGGTGTGGAAGAACAACACTGAAGAAGAAGCACTGCTTGGTGTATCACTAACAGGCATCATGGATCATCCGACGTTGTCGGGAAGGAGAGATAAAGGTGTCCTCAAAACATGGCTTACTGAGTTACGTGAAGAGGCTATCGGAACGAATAAATCATGGGCTGACAGACTGTCTATTAATACTTCTACTGCTATTACCGCCGTTAAGCCTAGCGGTACTGTGTCTCAACTGGTTGATTCTGCTAGTGGTATACATCCACGATACGCACACCAGTACATCAGGCGAGTACGAGCAGATGCAAGAGACCCGTTGTGTCAAGTACTGGAAGCAGCAGGAATCCCCGTAGAGGACGATGTAATGTCACCCAGTACCAAGGTATTCAGCTTTCCTATAAAGTCTCCTGACGGGGCTGTGGTGGCCTCTGAGATGGGTGCTATGGAACAGTTAGAACTATGGGAGATATACCAAGACTATTGGTGTGAACACAAACCATCAATGACGTGTTACTATCGTGATGATGAGTTCCTTGAGGTAGGTCAGTGGTTGTACAACAAGTTCGATAAGATAAGCGGTGTTAGTTTTCTGCCTTATTCCGAACACACGTACCAACAGGCTCCTTATGAACCCATCGACGTAGAGACCTATGAGAAGCTAAAGGAGGAATTCCCAGAGACGATTGATTGGAACATCTCTGAGAACTCTGACATGACGGAAGGGTCTCAGCAGTTAGCCTGCACGGGTAATAACTGTGAGTTGTAACTTAGGGGGCTTCGGCCTCCTTTTTTTCTTCTGCCTTTCGCACGGTAATAGAAGGCTTACCCATAACCGCTATAGCAGTACCTATTGAGTTATCAAGTGCTGGTATCTGCATGATGTGATCTACTGCCTTATCAAAGTCACCAGTAACAAGATCAATACCAGCAGCACCTCCTTGCTCTATCAGCCCACCAGCAGGGGCTATAGAAGTTACTGCCCACTCAAAAGGATTAGCTTTAAATCTGTTGTACTGATACTGCGAAGTAGGCGCTTTGTTTAAAGTCATAACAGATAAAGGCTGATCTACTACTGCCTTGAATAGCAACTCTTCTCCGGTTATTTGATCTTCGCCGCCAGAAAAAATAAAGTCTCTTGCCTCATCAAGAACAGCATAACCTACACCAGCACTGCCTATGTACAAAGCTGCATTCTTAGCTGCTTGCCCTGTGTTACCTGCTCGTATTTCATCAATAACTTTTTTACGTAGCAAAGATCTTTGTACAATTGCAAAACCCATCAAAGTGTACAGCGGACGTATTCTAGGTTCAGTAGCCCACATTAAAGGACGACCAGCAACAGAAGTTAATTGTTGTTGTCCTAGTCCTGCATAAGCAAGATCAGACATTAGCTTTAGTTCCTTTTCTGACATAGCCTCTAGGTTTTTACCATGCCTACGAAAAGCATTAATGATGGTAAATCTTTCTGACTCTGAAAAGTAACGTCCCCACTTCTCGTTAAACTGCCCTTTCCTTGCTAAGTCATAGCCGTTTTCTATAACGCTGTTCATAACAGCGCGTTTACCTATACGATCCATGCCGCTAAATAAAGTATACTTCATGCCTTTCTCAAGACCTTTAGCAGCGTCTTGATTTAGCCGTCTCATAAGAGAAGGGTCATCAGACATACGACCTAGTTCGTCTACTAGCTTGTTAGCAAACTCACCCTGTGTCTGTCTGTTGATGCCTGTTAGCTCAGGATCTACAAAGCTTTTCTGTTTGCGGTCAAACGCACGTTTAGTACCACGGATAGTAGCAGCTACACCATTAAGCATAGGAGATACAAAGACATCGTGTAAGTTAAGCACAGCAGACTTAAGCGACATCAACGTACCACCATAAGACAAAGTAGATATCAACTGAGCAACCGCAGGAGCGTGTTGTTGAGAACCAATAACCATATCTTCTACAATGCGAGCGCCTCGTGCAGACACGTCGTTAGGTAAATCTTCTGCAAGACGACGAGCAATAGCTTGAAATGCTTCTTGTCCTGTAGGACTTTTAACACCAAGAGAACCTACGTCCATTCTTTTAACTATTTCATTTAAGAAATCGTTTTGATTAAGCAGCCTGAAGTCAGTAAGAAAAGGGTTTTGATATTGTTCTAGCATCTCATTTGTCGCTGCTTCTTTGTTACGTAGTGCACGACGAGACTGATCTTGCTGTACTTCTAGATAATTTTTTCTACCTCTAGCAGCATAAGCACTTTTCTCACCTAACTCTTTAATAGGCTGCATTTGTATATGTAAGCGGTCTGTAATGACAGACGTTTCTTCGCCTATGTTAAATCGTTGCTCCTTAAATAACGATGCTCTAAAATCAAGGTACTTGTTGACTGCTTGTATTTCTTGTTGGTTAACGCCAGCATTAGAAAGTCTTTTAAAAAACTCAGGACGAGAATTACCTTTTAATCCACGTGCATAGTCCAACATAGCTTTAGCAGCTTCAGGATTATTACGCCACATCTGCACAACAGGAACTATAGGGACAAGAAACTCATCATAAGCCCTGTTCATTTTAGCGCCTGATGACTGCGCTGCTACAGTAGCAACACCTGCCATTTCAGGACTCACTTTATAATACAAAGCGTCTTCTGCTGTATCTAAAACGCGAGTCGCTATGCCTACATCTTTTGTCGCCGCTTGTCTTCCCATAGTAAACGTAAGACGAGTAGGGTCTGCTCTCATACCACGCAGTTCAGTAAATTCATCTGCCTTCTGCAGTTGCTTTCGTAAATTAAACTCAACTTGCATCTGCTCTCTAGCTTTTGTAAATATTTCAAACTGCTCATCAATGGCAGGTTTGATATCTGTTTTTTTGTCTACCTTACCTATGCCGGGAATGTTATAACCTTCCTTCGCATTACCAGTAGCACGAATACCAGCATACTCCCATCCTCCCTCGACACGCTTTACTGTACCGCCACTGCCGTCAGGAGTAACAGCACGTGCTTCTATTTGAGGACGATTAGCATCAGTTAACTCTTTAATATCATCAGATACTTTAGTTATTGTTCTAGACTCTTGCGCTGCTGAAGCCAAAGCATTTGCTACAACCGTCT